CACTATTAAATACAAACTTACGATTTGTAGCCATTATTTGATTTAATGGATCTTCAAATCTCCCCATAACATTTATATGAGGTGTATTTATTGTATCGCCTTCCAATACTGGTAGTGTTATAATTTGTTTCGGTCTTCCATATTGTTGTGCAATCTCATCACCTATAATTTGCAATACTGGTTTTGACTCAGATCCTCCGCGAGTATTCCAAACAGCAGTTTTAGTTACATCTGATAAAGAAAATGCACCCGCTAATTGTTCTACAACATTATCAAGATTAGCATCTATTACATCACCAAGAATATAATCATAGTCCAATGTTTTTCCGCTGGTTACGCTTATTGCAGGATTATAAATACTTTGGACTGTTTCAATATTATCTAAATATGTTGATATATACTTCGGCATTTTTAATATCCATCTACTTAATCTTGGAAAGGGCCCTTTATGAGGAGTTTTTTTAACAACTATTTCATCAGATGTCGAATAAAACTTAACATTTTTTATTCCTAGCGTTATCCCTAAATCACCAGAAGGTCCATATAAGGTAATTCGATAAGGCCCCACATATTGAATGCCGTTTATTGTTCTTTTATGTGATTTCCATCCTGAAGATCCGGGAAGTGCCGTCTCAGTAAATGTATAAAAAGCCGATATTTGCCAACGTGCTTCGGTAGCGTCATATATGTATAGCATTTTATGACCCCCGGAATCCATTAAAGTGAGATTAAATATAATTGTTTTATTTATTGCAAATGGATTATAGACTAAATATTCAAATTCAATATTAAATACATTACTTGACACAACTGCATTCCATCCAAAGTCCTGATAAATATAAACAGTTGATGGATTATTAGCATTTGTAAACATAGCCCATCCGTCGGTATCGGTGCGTATTTGATTGCTAATAGGAACTATACCATAACCTCCAGCATAAGTCCATTCTTTATACTTAAAAATTGGAGTTGGCTGATATGTATTACTTTTAAATTCCCAATTATCAATCCAACTTTCTTTATTTCCATAGTCCTGATGAATAGTTACTTTCTTTGCAGGAGAACTCATTAACATCGTACCCCCTTCAGTATCTATAATATCAGAGGTAACTGTATCTCTTTTTATAAATTGTTGCGGCGCAAATGTAGTGGATGTTTTTGTTGCCGCTGTAAATATCCTGCCGTATATTAAATCCTGAGATAGTTCTGTTGGTCGATAAATAGTTATAGTAGCATTTATCTGTCTTATGTTCGCATTGAACGATTTCAGTATATTTTCAAGAACTTCATAACAATACATATCTTTAAATACATCAACATTTATGAAGGTTTGATCAAGTGGAGAATCACCAACTCCGTTAGAATGATGCGTTTCATAAATATTTACGAACTCGCCAAATGTTATGATGTTAATTTTTGCTAATATATCAATAATGATTTCTCGAATTGAAATCCTGCCTATATATGGAGTTCCTGCATTATCAAATAAAATATTTTTTAACACTCCTAATCCATCAGATGCCGAAATTATTACTTCGTATGATGTATGACTATACGGTTCTGAATAATTATCCGCCATAACATATCCTTCCCAAAATAATATATCAGTTCCGCTATAATAATAAACAGACATTTTATACTGCTGATCTTGTACTGTATATAAATCTATAAGGGTAAAATCAGCATCAGAGTAGACTTTCAAATCAGCTCTTGAACCTTTTATCGGACCTTCAAGTAATTCCTGTGAGGATGAAAGATACTCAATAACTAACGGGTTCCCTGTTGCCTGTAACGTAGTTATTGATCCGTTATAATTAACATCACTTAAATCAACCTTCCAGTCAAGTCCTAAAATATCAGTCCATTCAGCTCTGTACTTGATCATGTATTATTATTTAACATATCTTGATACATCATTCCGCTTAAATAAATATCTCTTCCTGTTAACACCGCATGAAGCCTAACTGATCTTCCTTCTGATCCATTCGGTATCACCTGAGAACCTCTTGGAAGATTTACTAATTCCGGACCGCGCTCACCGACCAAAGCTAATCCGCCGGGGGTAAAGTTAGTGCCGTCTGCAAACTTTGGTATATTTGCTAGTGCTACCAATACTGATGCGACAGCGGCGATTGCCATTAAAGGCCCAATAATAGGGATAGCTGCTACTGATGCAGCTGCTCCTGTTGCAGCTACTTCTGTATTTGCAATGGCTTCCGCATTCTTAGCTGCTATTAACGCTGTTATTGCAGAAATAGCTCCAGGAATGGTACCAATTATATTTCCAATATATGAAATCCACGCACCCATAGATGTATGAATTGAAGCACCTAGTTTATTAAAAGAACTAGATACAAGGTCAATCATCTTAGGCATTTCCTTAAGATTATCAGTAAGTTTATTATCTGAAACTATTTGCGCTATCTCTCCTGTGCTAGTTCCTCCATATTTTTGAATACCTGTATTACTCATATCAGGTTTCCATGTGCCTATTGTGGAAGACTTTAGCCCTGACATACTGACATCTGCCATCCCTGATTTATGCGCATTACCAGCATCATCATAATATGTTTGTCCTATTTTAGCCCCAGACTCTCCAAGTTGAATTATTTCTCTTTGCTTCTTTAATAAAGCAGTTGCAGCACTAACCTGTTTATCTTTTTCGTTTGTTATCGAAGATTCTAACCGCCATCCTTTTACTAGGGTTTGTTCGTAATCCCTATAAATCTCAACTAATGTTTTATTGTGATTAAGAGTAAGCATTGCTGACTCCTCAGATAGTCCTTGTATGTCTAATAACTTTTTCTTATTCTCATACTGTTCATTCTCGTCCTTAGCTCTAAAATCTGCTATCTCTTTTAGTTTTGCCCTGTAATCTTCAAGTAATTTAGTCTTATCTTCTTCGGTCTTTTTATCTTTAATCGCATTGAATATCTTTAATTTCTCAGTGTCAAGTATTGCTAATTCCTCCTGATATTTTATTTCAATTTGTGCTAATTCGGCGGCTCGTTTATTTAATGCTTCTAATTCAAAAAGCAACTGATTGCGTTTCCTTGCATTTTCAACAACTCCAAGACCTATTCCTAATTGATTCTTTAATAATATACTATTAGCTATGTGCGCTTGTCCACTTTTTTGTAATTCAATTCTTTGCTCTTTTGTGAGTCCGATCATTGTCTGAGCGTCATTAAGTTGCTTATTACCTAACGTCCATTCCCCCTCTGCTCCTGATGTCGCCCCCCCGTATTGTGTTTGCGCTAATGCCTTAAAATCTACTGAAGATGTTAATACCTTATTCCTGGATTTTAAATATTCGTCAACATTCTTTTGTGATTTCTCCCATGCACTTGCTATCTGCTCGATCCCTAAAACAACCAGTGAAATAGCTCCTGTTGCAGTCATCATCGTAGAGGCCATATTTGCAAACTTGCCCGTGACTCCTCCGATAGCCCCGCCTATCTCATCAAAAGCTGAAGAAGTTTCTTTAAGAGTCTTTTTAGCCTCTCTTGTGGTATCATTTAATTCCTTAATAGAGGCTTTCGCTTTTTTCGCTGCATTCTCTAACCCAGAAGCATCGCCATCTATCTTTATGGATGTTTTATTACTTTCCATTACTTCTGTTTATTATTAGTTCGGACAATCATTCTGTTAATCTCCTGATACCATTCTTTATCAATCCCTTCGTAAACCTGATATTTACCCCAATCCCATGCACCTGAGAACCAATGACGAGCTGAAATAGTTCCACCCCCTCCGGATGCTTTGACTGCTTTTCTTCCCATGCCTTTTGGTCTCCTTCCTACATTATGCGCTCCTCCTTCAGTTAATCTTCCGTACCAAACATTATTTAACTTCCCGCTCTTTGTTACGTATTTTGTCTTTAAAATAGACCCTACCCATAAGCCCGGCTGTTCTTTTGCTGCTTTAGTTCCGATACTTCTCCATAAGTTTCCCCTGTCGGTAGCATCGTTAGCAACATTGTTCTTAATCATTGCAACAAGTGGAACAGAGGCTTTTTTAAAGGCAGAAGTAAATATTTTCTTCTGATCAACTTTTGAAAGATCATTAAAGAACTCTTCAAGTATCTTTACATTTGAGTCATCTAAAAAAAGTTCAGTCTTAACCATTTATCATTTTTTCAAGTTTTGCCCCTATATCTTGCGCTTTTTCTTTCGATATTTTCTTTTCCTTAACCGCCTCAGCTTCCCACCCAAACTTCATTAACTCTGAAGGTTCTTTTATTTTACTTAATCCCGGCGCTATCATTGAGAAAAACCATCCTAGCCGACTCCTCTCCCATTCTTTTCTTTCCTTTTCGTTTTCATTCCTTAACAAAGAGCCCATCTCGTCAAAGCTCATCTCATCCAAAAAATACTCAGGGGATATTCCCAAACTAACTACACGCCCATAGACTTCCCCTATATCTATCGAGCCTTCTGCTTTTTTTCTGTTGGTTCGCTCATTAAATTGATGAAAGAAACAATAAGTATATTAATATCCTCATCATCAATCAAATCAAGAAATTCATCATAAGATATTCTCAATCCTCCGCCCCAAAGACACGAGTAAAAGAAATAAATTCCTTCTCTCATGCTACTGTCAAAATGATCAATAGAATGTCCTGATAATTCTTCAAACTTCAGATAAGTTCTCGCGGATTTTTTAATAGGATAATCTTTATCTCCTATTTTTATGGTTTTGGTTTCAAGTAGTTTCATAAGGGTTTAAATAAAGGGAGCATCCCTCATTAGAGATGCTTCCCTAATTAAGAAGTAATAAGTTGATTTAATGCGAATCCCGTTGCATGTTCAAATGAAGCGGAGTAAGTAGTGTTCTCTTTGTCCGGAAAAGTCAAGTCAATTGAAGTAAGATAGAACTGACCTGAAGCATAGAAGTGTGTTAAGCCTCCGGTAGTCGTATCTGGTATTCCATTTAACTGAACTGTTTCCTTTCCAAAGATCATAAGCATCGGTTTGCGTGCCACAATAGCTAGTGCAAAGTCCTCTGCATTATATTTGTCGTTGTCTATGTACATTCCTGCGAGTGTACCTGATACATCAAGCCTTCCCGATTTGCGAGTGACATAATTACCAGAGCCTTTATTAGTAGTGTCCCTGGTTGCCATCTTTATCGAAAGTGAGTGGCTTGTTGCATGTGCTACGGATTTCCATGTGGTTGTTCCTGTCGAAGCCGACATAAACACCATCACAAGATCACCAGCTATAACATCATTTGCCATTTTTTAATATGTGTTAATTACTACACTAAAAGTTAATTTATTATAAAAACCTGTTAAATCCGGTATTACATCTTCCTGAAATGATTGAAGATACATCCGATTAATTGCCTGCGTTCCTGAACCTGTATGATAACCCTCTAAGGCTGTTCTGATTGCTGAAACGATTAATTGAAGTTGAGCATAATCAACCGCTGATGAATAAATACTAAATATGATTTCATCATTTGCCCATTCTCTTTTATTGTAAATTGGCGTGACAGAATCAATGGTATAAACAATCATAGGCATCACGGTATTCTCAGTACAGACATAAGGAAATACCTTTGTTGCCGGTACGAGTGCCATGAGTGCTGAATTGGCCGTAAGTGCTGCCTTAATCGTTTTCCCTATCATTCGTTGATTTTTTGAAGTGAGATACTCAATCCTTCTTTTCTTCCCAGTTCATCAATGTTAGTAATCTCAAACAGTACATTTGGAAAATTAGAAAGTTTCACGCGCATCGTTTCAAGAATCTCCACCCGATACCTTACTTTAATAGTTAAGGTAGTTGAGTAGAATTTTTCGTGATCTGATAGTGAGTAACCCCCGCCTTTATTTACGACCTGTGCGCTGACAGTTAATGTAACCGTTGGCCATGTGTCGGTAGTACCTCCAAAATCAGTATCACTACTTTTAACTTTAGCGTAGAAACTCGCCTTTCTATCCATTTGTCCTGCTTTCATTTTACAGTCCAGATTTTATAAGGTGCTAAAAGATACTCCATAGTGTAAGGACACTTTGCGACACCAACGCCCACCATTACCGGCTCACGGGTATTGTAAAGATGTCCTACCATAAATAGAATACTTTGATACAATGGTTTTGGTAGTACGCCACCCACTGCAAGCGAAACAAGAGTAACCCCGATCTCATTCTCAACGGAAGTCTCCGCTACATCAATCAGATCACCAATGTGAGTATCATCATCCGTTATGTCAACCCTCAGATGGTCCTTTGCCTGTTCTAAAGTGACGTACACTCCCATTATGCCATATGTTTAGCTGAGAATGAAGCTGAACGAGCTGCTTTAGCATCAAAATAGCAATTAACTACGATTCTGACGTTAGCATAAATAGCCTGTGAATAAGGATCAATTGTAAGATCATAACCGCCCCACTGACCAATCATCAAGTCTGACCAGTTACCAAAGATAAACCCAGTACCGGTAGTCGTTGAGAAGTCCGTAAGTTTTGGAACTCCGTTTGTTACATAAACAGGATAGCCGTTGATGGTATCTTTCTCCATAATCATCTGCTCACCATAAGTCGCAGTTCTGACGGTTGTTTTTGCCATTCCACGTCCTTTAGCGTTAGTTATATATGCTAATGGTGCAATAAGTGCGTTACCTCCATCAACATCAGCCTCAAGCTGAACTATGCTTGACCATGAAAGAGTCGTTGCTCCGGAGGTATATTGACCCCAGAATAATCCTGATGGAGTTGCAACAATATCGCCTTCCTGTACGCCGAGTATGGTAGACTCAAGTTTTGAAGCAATTGCTTTTGCGATATTCTCAAATAACATAGACTCAGCCCCGACCGTATCCTGTGCTAAGAAGGATTTTGATACATCAAGATAAGCAGTTAGTCTGTGAGGTACTAAATCCACCTTGCCCCATGTTCCGGCTCCATCAGCAGCAGACACTGTTTCTTCTTTCCATGCAACGGTAGTGCCTGAATATGTCGGAATAGAAACAGTTCCATTCAGACCGGTGAGATATGTCGCTCCAGCTTTTGCCAGAACAAGATAGTTCGTAAGAGGGGGAAGCACGGCCTTTTTTTCAGTAGCCACGATATAACCGCCAGTAGTCGTTCCGCCAGACACAATCGCTGTACGAGTAACGATTTTAGATTCGTGCGGAAGTATAATCTGACCCATTGGCTGGAGGTCTGATTTTTTACGCTCACTTCTTCCCTCTGCACTTAATGCCTGGGTTGGAGCGTCCATTGGTTGATGGTCAATCTCATTTTTAATAGCAGCAAAGATACTGAACGGTTTGCCTTCTTCACGGTTTTCGCCAACTTTAGTTACTTTCTCCGGCATCTTACGAGCTTCTTCTTTTTCAAGGATCTGTATTTCAAGATCAGCGGCATTCTTTACATTCTCATCAAAATAAGTTTTTTCCTCAGGTTTCATCTCCCTGTTTTCCTTTTTGATGGTTGCGAGGATTCTTTCGTTGTCTTCAACGAATCCACCTCTTTTGTCTCTTAATTCCAAAAGTGTTAATTCTTTCATTATTTCATTTTTTTAATTTCGTTTTCAATTTCTTTAAAATAATTTGTTAAATCTTCCGGTTTAACCACTGGTTGTTTTCTTGTTGTTGTTGTTGATGTTTGTTTAATTTCAGTAACAAAACCATCTTTAATAGTCATTACCATATTAGATGTGTAAACTTCTTCTCTTTCTCTTATGGTCATTGCTCCATCGGAAGCCGGTTCAATATTACCATCTTTCTCAACAAACACCTGAGATCCTTTAGATAGCCAGTCTTCATAAAGAATAACCGTACCATCTTTTAAGGTGTCCTTTCTCATTTTGGTTATATCCATAACCGTCCTTTTTTCCTGTCCAGGAATTATTGGCTTTTCCATTTTATTTTTAATATTTGTTAGATTTCTTATTGCGACAGTAGTATCTGAATATGCTTCTCTATAAACAGGAGAAACATCATATATCGCATCAAATTTTGTTATCGTTCTTAAATAAGTGTCATCAGCGCGCTTCTCCCATTTCTGACCACTCTCAGAAACTGAAAAAGCAAACGAGGAAGTTCTAATATCTCCTCTCCTTACACCCGATAATACCTCGTCACCTAAAACAGTGTCGGGAGCCTCAAAACAGTATTTTACACCATTGTCATCAATAGTTAAATCCAATGTTCCCTCGCCGTTAGTACTTCTTGCAAGGACTCCCTTATCCTCATTGTGATTTAAAAGAGCTAAAACATCAGACCGTTCTAATACACCTTCGCACGCTTTAGGATTGATAATCTCTTTAAAACCTCCTAAGTCTTTTGACTCTTTGTTAAATACGATACCATAGCCCTCTATTTTACGAGTTCGCTTTACAAGTCGTATCTCACAATCCGTGGCATCAAACGCCCTTACTTCCTTTTCCATCTTTTTTCTATTTAATTGGCATAGTATCTACACCTGTATTTTTATTTTGTGTTGCTACTGGCACGCTTCCCAATTTAGCAAGATTAACCTGATAATACCTATCATTTCCATCTGGATCGGTTTCAAGGTCTAACTCTCTGCAAATGTCATTCGGCGAATATGTACCTGTTAAAATCATTTTTGAGTAGTAATCTGCCTGAGTAGTTAAATTTGCTTGCATGAGTTTTTTAAGATCAAGTGATACTCTTGCTCTTATTCTTTGAGAAGGTCTTAAAAGTTTACGATTGAACTCATTATTGATCTTTTCAGCGAACGGCATGATAGTATCAGCGATATACTCAAGCTGGTAACTTTCTACATTTGTTTTCGTTCCGCCTGTATCGAATGCCTTAACCGGAGGAACGCCAAAGAACCTACAAATATCAATTACATTGAATCCCCTTGTCTCAAGCATCTGGGAATCTTTCGGGTTTACCGTAATAGGTTTAAATTCCGCTCCGCCTTCCATTACTGCTATACCTCCGGCGAGTCCTGTAACTGAATCATATTGAAGTGCTGCTGCAAACGATGCTTTTAATGCCGAGGCTGTTGTTCCTGTGAGTTTACCTGGTACGGAAATAATACCTGAAGCATTTGCACCTGATTGAAAGAAGTTCTTAGCCTGTGCATCTGCTGCTGAAGCTATGCCAAGACTTATCGCTGCATGAGTAAGCGTAGAAACACCGATAAGACCATTATAAGAGAAGTTCATAATATGAATCATATCTTCTCCGTCTACCTGTCCCTCCTGATGAGTGTAAACGTCCTGAATCTCATAATAAATTGTAAGGTCTTCTTTAATGAAAAGTAGAACCAAACCATTAATAAGTTGAAGTGAAACAGGATTACCAAACGAATCTCTGTGAATCCATATATAAGCATTCCCATTTAAGAAAACCTGAGCAACCAATGTCTTCATAAAGGAAAACTTACTCATCGAAGGATTCGGCTGCGAGTTAAGCATCGGGAGCGCAAAGTGATCCATATTTTTAGACCATTCTTTTCCTTGCCGGGTCTTAACAATAAAGTCCATTGCGCCTATTGAGTCAGAAACAACGTCAACACATCTATAAACAGCCGATAGTTTCATTGAGGATGAAGCACTTAAAGGAGCCATCGTCCCACCAAAAGAAATACCTGTTCCTAAAAGAGTTGACGGCCCAACGGTAACATCCCTTTTCTGAATAAGTCTGTCAAACTTTGATTCGTCCGTTTCCTTGTTTATATGTAATCCGAATATTTCCATATTTAATAAATTGAACCTAAGTAAACGTTTTCATTTCTTGCGACACAAGCAGCATCGGCTTGAATCATTGCTATCACGCCGTCAATCTTTTGTATTGCGTTTGGTTTCTCAGGTTTTACATTGTCATTTGGGCCTTGTCTTAAAACTACATTTCTAAAGCAATATCTTGTAATCGGGTTATCATCAATAATAACATCGCCATTTAATATTGATCTTTCAATTTCTTTAGTCGGGCCGTTGAAGTTTCCAATACTTTGACTGAAAGGTTCAATAGGCAACCCCGTCAGAGTACAGTTTATTGCCCATTCAGTAGCATTGAATTTGTCGTAATTGATTTTAATAATATTACAAACCTCTGATATTTTTAGAATGTCATTAGTGATATAGCTGTAATCGGTTACGTTTCCGGGAGTAATTGTTAAATGACCTTCTCGCGCCCACTGCTGGTACATCTCTTTATTCGTAGCTGTCTTAAGTGAGTCTGAAGGAAGATAGTATTTAACCTTAAAATACTTTTTATTCTCTTTAAAGAACTCATAAGCTACTGCCGTGAAATCCTGATTACAAGCTAAGTCAACCCCGATGAAACACTCTTCATCTTTAAAGAACTCAGGATTAACTTTTCCGGTTGATCTTAAAATATATTCATCAGGAATCCAGGTTTGTTCAGAATCGCACCAAACATTAAAGTTTTTAGTCTTAATACCTACTTCCTCCGAAGGACTGTTGATAGCTTTTATGACTTGTTTTCTTAAAAAGGAACGGTTTACCGTTACGTCAAGATTCGGATTCGATTTAATCCAGTTGGTTTCGTCTTTCCAGTCGTCCTCTTCATCCATTGTAAAGATCATTGAGAATAAAGAATCTTCTTCTTTTACACCTGAGATAACCTCTACGGCATTGGTTCGCATCTTATAGCATACAGAGTCTTTATTGAATCCTGCCGTTGTGATAACCATTAACATTGGGTTTGACCGCATAGCCATTGAGGACTCAATAACATCCTTAACCCTTGCATCAGGAGCGGAATGATACTCATCGATTAATCCATAAGAAGCGTTATACCCATCGAGCTTTCCAGAGTCGGCAGCGAGTACTTTTATAAATGACTTTGTTTCCGGGAACTTAATATCTGATCGGTATGCTTTCAAGAATGAACCATCGGGATCAAACTTCTTTGCGAAACCCTGGGTAAGATCAAAACAAACATGAGCCTGTTCTTTTGAGTTGGCAGCAAGTAGTATCTGAGCTGCATCTTCTCCGTCACCAACTAAATGATATAGACCCAAAGCACTACCAAAGAAAGCCGTCTTTCCATTCTTACGACCGATCTCAATATAAACATCATTGATCCTTCGTCTTTCCGTTCCCTTCCAATAAAAGCCATAAATTCCAGCTGTGATAAATACCTGCCAGGGCTGTGCAATGAAATGTTTACCTGAGTGCGATCCTGTGAAATGTTTTAACTGAGCGATGAAATCAAGAACGGACTTAACCTTATCTTCTCTGAACTCAAACTTTGGATTATCAAGGTCTTTTTTGAATCGCTTAACAGCATTACGAACATGAGAGCAAGAGGGGATAACTCCCGTTTCGATATTTAATATGTAGTCATCTAGAATTTTCAACTAATAAAAACATTCCCTCAACTTGCTACTTTTAAACCTTTCTTTTGCGTATTTCTTTCTGTGGTTCTATAATTGCATTCTCGATCTGTTGCTCTGGTATGAAATCAAAATCCATTATCCCGTGTTTGAAACAGTGTGTTGCCATCATCGGCTCTGGGTGCATCCTGTGAGCCAAAAGAAATAACTGCCTTTTCTTACTTGTTTTAAAATCATCACAAGTAATCTGCATCAAGACTTTCCCTGATGATTTGCTAATTATTTTGTACTTCAACATTCGGCTGTTTTGATTTCTTTAAAAACTTTGACATGTCGCTTTCTTCTTTTGCTCTTTCCGTAGGCTTGCTTATTTCCTTGCGTGCCTTTGGACTCATGCCATACTCAAACATCATCTTATTAAGCTGGATTTGCGCATCTAATTGAATTTTAATACACGGATGCGCTTTCTTTCCTTCGGAATCCAATAACCCCTCCCTTAAAAGAATCTGTGTAGCCTGTATATAGTTATGATAGGTATTGCCAATCAATACAAGCGTGTCCTCATCGAGTGAAGTAAGTATGTTTTGCTTCTTTAAAAGTTTGGTAAGATTATCCAGAAAGGTTTGCGCTTCGGGACAAATAGAAGAATTAATTACTTTCTTTGCCATACGGAAAGAATATTTATGACAAAATTAAAACTAATATTTGAATTATATGTTATAAAACATTTTTTATTTTTTAAACAATAAAAAAGCCCCTCATTTCTGAGAGGCTAAAAACTACCCTAGCTACGAAATAGTTTTTATTTATACGTTTTGCAACCTTTTCAATTCATTAAGTTCAAGAGTTAATTTGTTTACTTCCGTTTGAAGTGAATCATTTGCATCTACGTTATTAAACGATTCAGGAATAGAATCAAATGCCTTTGTTTCTATGTTTCTGAAATTCTTCTGGAACTCATCATTCGCCAATAATGCTGATCTTTTTAATTCATAAGTCAAAAGATTTTCTGCCTGAGCAACTAACTTACACATTGAGTTAGCTTGATTAGAGTCAATTTCTCCAGAGTCTAATTTCTCCATATAAATACATAATAGAGAAAACATTGATTTAGTGTTTACAGGTTTCATAATAATTGATTTCTTAGTTTGTACTTAGTTATTTTATCTTTAAATCTGTTTAAAATTCTTCTGTATTCAATTAGTTCATTATTATTATTTAATGTATCATTCAATAATCTATTTAATCTATGGTCTTCTTCATGAGATAATTCCCATAATAAATCAAGTTTTTTAGCCTTAAGACACTGACCAAAATAATATCCATCATCATCATTATCCCTTTTATCAGAATCTTTTTTACATTCATACCATTTTTGCGAAGTGAATTTTTTATCTAAGAATAGATACTCACATCCAGCACAAACTTTTTCCATATTATTTACTGCATCATATTTGTTACCAATCTCATGATCTATATATTGGCGTAATGTTTTAATCATTCCTCTGGTAGTTGTATCTCTGGTATAACAAGTGTAACATTGAGCATACATTTTATTATTCCCCGTTACTCTCATTTCCTCTTTTGGGAAATAACTCTCGCATGTTTTACATAAATGTAACTCATTAGCCATGATTAATTCATCTTCTTTGCTATTTTCAGAATGAGACAAAAGCATGGATTGTAATTGTTCAATCTCTTGCTTATTGTTAATATTAATGAGCAACCATTTTAGTTTTTCTCTTATAAGATATTCTTTGAGAGGTATTATATCATCCTTAATATTTGTTCCCATAACATTAATTTATGAAATCAAAGATATGCTACCTATTCAAACAAATACATGATTTTTATCATGTTGGGATATGTTTAATAACATAATAAATGAGGGGAGCCGGTATGGTTGCCGGAATATCATCCCCTCACCTTGTCGAAAAATGAATCAGAGTTTTAATTCTTTATGTCTTATTTCATGACAATCGCAACAGAGCGATTCAAGATTTTCCCATTCAAACGCTAAATCAGGATCAACATCAAACGGAATCTTATGATGTACCTCTTTTGTCGGAGTAACCTTTCCAAGACTTTCACATCTTTCGCAAAGTGGATTAACCCGTCTTTTATGGTTACGAAGTTTAAGCCATCTCTTATCCTGATATATTTCCTGATACTCTTTTTTACGAGTAGTCGCAACCCTGACACCCCTTCTAGGGAGCAGTTTTATGGTAGGCATATATACTTCGGATTAAAATACCAGTCCTCATAAGGTTGCGGATCACCAACATCTTTAAACGCAAATTTATAACCTAAAGATAATAATAGTTTCCTCTGTGGTTCTCTTTCAAGTTCGGGATCGACACGATAAGAATCATGTTCAATAGTGATTAACTTAAACTCAAAGCCATCATTGATGACTTTCTCAAGTGCTTTAAACCTATCGCCATTGCCTTCAATGTCAAGACTAAGATAATCAACTAAAGCCGATCCGTTCTGAATACTCCTATAATCAAAAGTAATTGCATCGGCACAAATGAATTGTGTCTTTCTGTCTTTCCATGCTTCGGAATAATCCTCAATGTCAATAGACACACCAGTCCATCCGTTCTCTTCCAATAATAAAGTATTATTAATATCCTTTGGTCCTCTGCAACCAATGTCTAAAAACGTCCCTTTCTTAATTAAAGAAAGAACCCATAAATCCTGTCCTACTTGCGAATAGCTCATAATTTTATAGCTTTTACTAATAATCCAAAACAGAGTATTTCATGGGAAGTTTTATCTTCAGATGAAGCAATCTCCAAATCCCTTAATATCATTGCTTTTGTCATTTCAGATATTTTCCGCCATGAAGCGAGTCTATGAACTTCTTGTGCCATCCATTCATAATAGTTACCGTTATATTGAATCTGGACATCGTAATCTTTTAAATGTTCTTTATACCAATATTCAGATAGCCCGGTTTGGAAAAAGTATGGAGCCTGGTTAGTTAATCCGCAAAACGATTCAGTTAAAATCATTGTGCCTCCTCTTGTCAATACTCTGTCAAGTTCGTTAATCGCCTCAACGGGATCAGGGACATGATCTAAAACCTCGGAGCAAAGTATTACGTCAAAATGTCCATGAACCTCTGGTATATCAGTTATGTCGGAAACTATATCAATTTTTGATACATCCCATGTTTTACATTGAAGTCCTTTACCATCCCCTCCGCCTTTGTACTGACAAAAGTCCTGACTTACATAGTCAAGATGACCGCAATAAGGTTTCCATTGAAGCTCACCAGCTCCGGCATCGAGTATTCGTTTTCCTGATGGAATAGATTTTAATTGTTCTGCTATCCATGAGTTACGATTTGAAAGATTAGTTTGTCCGATCATATTACTATCATGTTTTTGCAATAAATATCAGTTGCTTTGTATTTTGATTCGGGTTTATACCATTTAGCGGGTGCAATAACTTTCTTGTCTGGGTTCTGATTAAGGTAAGCACCCCACCAACTAAAGGAAGAGTTTGCAATGATGTTATGATCACATTGTGACATCATATATAAATCTTCATAATCAGTACCATGATAAGACCTATCATCAGTAAATGTATAATATTCATGGGCATCAATTAATCGCATTGCTTTCCCATAATACTCGTCATCTGGAATTTCGTAGGTATCTGAATATTTAGAAATATAATCGCCTTTCCGATAATGAATAGAACAAGTATTATATCCCCATTCATAATAATGACAATAATCAAACTCAAACAATTTCAAAGTCTCTGCCCTGTCAAAATATCTCTCACTCTGAAAGTATCCGTCGTAAATCATATTATCAACCGGCTCGATATACTCATAGTGATGCGGAATACTTACTATCCTATTCGGCATTGGTTTATCCTGATTCTTGTTCCAGTCAAAGTTCTTAAAGATATTCAGATAGTCATAACAGTTTTGAGAATGACCCGAAAGCAGGAGTCTTTGGAATACCTCATCAATATCAGGATATCTTACCTCAAATCCGCCCCTTCGAGCCAAATCCTCAATAAAGGCAATCTGAAAAAGCATGTTGCACAATCCGCCCTTGAGATTTACGCTTACCATTTTATTTGATTTACGATTATATCCATATACTTACTCTGAAGATACTCATGTTCATCATGTCTCATCTGAGGTTCATTGCCTGTGATTTGCCTTGCATGGTGTCTGTACCAAACTACATCCTTATCGCAATAAGTTACTTTATAACCTTTCGTCAGCAAGTTAAGAAGAAAATCGTAATCCTCTGCATATCCCAACTTCGGATCAAAGCCTCCAACATCAATAAACATATCCCTTCTGAAAAGCTCAGCTTCAAAATTTACCGGATTATTACCAATTGGAAGAAGAGTCTTAATAGTAACTTCTTTGGGTGGTTTGTATTGTTTCGCCCCACCGAAATCATCATCATTAAAACAAAGAGCATTAGCATAGACAAGATCCGCCGTTCCCCGTGCAGCGTATAAATCCTGTAAGCATGTAGGATTTAACAGATCGTCGTCGTGCAATACTTTGATCCATTCCCCCCTGGCTTTACTCATGGCCTGATTAACCATATTGGCATAATTTGACTTCGGGAAATTATAGAACGGAATATCCCCGGCGTATTTTTTCAACTCTGGGTTTCCATCAGCACAAAAGATAATATCATAGTCATCAAATGTCTGATTCTTTGCGCTGTCAATAGCTTCTTTAATCCAACCCCTATCCATGTAGGCTGTTACGATTACTGTGATTTTCGGCATAGTCTTAGTTTTTTAGCGATTTCTACTGGGATAATATTTTCAAGTTTAGTTTTGGTTTTGTAGTATGGAGACGCAGGATGTATAAATAATTCCTCCCGCTCATAAGAGATATGATTCCTTCCATTGGTGATTAACGTATTCCTCTTCGGCTCATATATCATTTTATCTTTGATGTGATTTGAAAACCATTTATCAACTCCCTTATTTACAGTTTCAAATTTGAACCGCTTTACAAGTTCTGTTTTGGCAGTCATTTGAAGTCCGAAGGGAGCAAAGAAATCATACCTACAAACCTTATCAAGATTAATATCGTAAATATATCCTTTTGTAGTTACGCACCAGTCCGCCTCTTTGGAATACTTTTCCGCCTCAATAAGCATGTAAGGTGAATAATAATTATCTCCAGCACAAAGACAATAGTAATCGCCTTCAGATTGACTTGCTATCATAATCCATTTCATTGAAAGTGGATAACGATTCTCGGAGTTGAAATATTTAATCTGTTCACAACCTACCTGTGAAAGCCTTTCTTCATAAGAGTAAAAGAAATCTTCTCCTAGCTGATTCTCTCCGTCCTCAAAGATTACTAATTCCCAACCCTCGCACGGTTTTATCTGATTACATAATGACTCCATAAAAAGCCATGTAATATCTGGCATATTCCAGAGCGGAAGTGCTACTGTTCCTTTCATATTTTTGTGCAATTTCTGAATACCGGAAAATCTGTTAAATCTTTATAAACTTCTTCTAAATCCTCATTGTGAAGAGGATAGTTTTGAAGTAGTGTTAATCCTCTTGCAGCTTGTTCAGGAGACATATACATATTCCAGCCAAGCATGTCAATATTATCATGCTCATAAGGAACGGCAGACCGCCCCTCGTAACGTGCTTTCTTAAACCATTCAACAGCTTTTTTATTTGGAGTCAGAATCATTCCCCCCTTCCCGATCTTCAAATGTTTCTTAATATGAAAACTTAAACACATTGTCCCCCCATTCCACATTCCCGAAGTTAGTCTTTTGGCAGCATCATAAATCGGGTAGGGCCATAACTGATAGATGCCTTTCCAGTTGTTCATACGGGTATCAAAGATAACTTCTCCTCCTGCGTGAATAATTGATTGTGGGACACTCAAATAAGTCCGTGAAGGAATATTAACCGCCTCAACTTCCATGTACTTACAACAAAGGAAAAGCGCATCAGTGCAGTTATCTACTGCAACGGCATAAGGTGATCCTGTATATTCCGCCATAGCCTCTTCAAACATTTCAACTACTTTAAAGGGATTCATAATATTCGGTATTTAGGAATGAGTCTCCAATGTTTAAATATATTGCAACATTATGAGACATCCCTTTTGCTAAGGCCATTGATCCCATAGTAATACTTGCTCTTTTTATCATATTGACTATCTCACTAATATTGTTTGAATCATAGTGCAGACAATTTGGGAGTTCGCCATTATTTACCATGTAACGTCCCATCATACCCATTTCGCAAACCGTATTACTCAGTCCGTCATGTTCGGTAAACCGCAAACCAATGAAACATTTTTTGTAAATATCAAGCATCTCCTTTCTGGTATGATCACCCCATGAACATTCAATGAAATTATATTCCGGCAGAGCTTCTTTTACTTGTTGATAGATACCTCCATTATAAACTCTTGAATCGGGTTTATACATGTAAATTGAATCGCCTAATGGTTCGGGTTTAATATCCGAGTGATCGTAAGGAGTTACGGGAATACGATAAAACGATAGAGCGTTCATGCCTAAGTCGGCAGCGATCCATTTTGAGATAGCGATATGTTTAATGTTCGGGAATTGATTAAACACTCCAGGGAATCCTCCATGATTATTAGCGTCACTACCCGCCCAACAGATAACAGTCATTTGCCCTCCGGCGCTGTGAGTGATCGCCCGCCAAATCTGCTTACCTCCATAGCACCCAAACATGAAAAGGGGCTCATCCATTTTTAAGGATTCATTATTAAGTTCAAGATCATACTTCTTTGCAATAGCCTCGGCAAAGTGATTACCAAAGGCACTGAATAATTGTTTTATTCTCATAAGAATTTTAGGTTAAATCGGGTTATAAACTCATCAACTGTCATTTTATTTTTAGCTTTATATTCATCTCGTTTTACAAGTATCTCAGGAAGTCTATCATTAATCATTTCTTTTCCCTTAATAACAAAGTCATGAGGTATTAATTGATTAACCAGATATTCACGTTCCTTGTTATTAAAAAGCAACCAAGCTACCAACATAGAATTATAAGCCAAGTGTGAAAGGTCTTTATATCCATGTCTGCCTTGTGTGTCATTAAAGATATGCCCTGTTTCGATGTGCGGAGCAGTCATACAATTACCACCAAATAGCCAGCTTTTTAAAGATATATACGGCTCTAATGATCCCCATTTAATATGTCCCCAAAAACCATCAATATGATTATACCAGGACTTTTTAACCCCATAAGCAGCCCCCAAAATACATGGTACTTCGTAACATTCCGTATCAGAATAATAAACACCATAAGGCAATAACATTTTCTTTGCAAGTTCATCACCTCGTTTTAATAACCGGCTTTCTCTTGGAAGCCATTGAGCTTTTAAGATATTCCTTTCTTCATCTCCGTAAGCCATTAAGATAGTTGCACCATTATAAACAAAGTTTTCCCGACTCATCTCAAATGTAAGATCCGGAGTCCCAGCAGACAGATGAACTACCGAAGTACAGATTAAAGACTTTGGGTTTTCGTCGAGTGCTTTAATCATCTTTGATGCCCAGTTATTTGAAGCGAATCTTATGTCCGCTCCTTGCCACCAAATATTATCTGATTGTGCTATTCCTATTCCTGTATCAAAAGCCGCTCCAACTCCATAATTTCGCACATGCCTTATAACTTTAACGCCTTCTAATTTAATAGGTCTGTCAGAATAATCATCTACCACGATTATCTCATAATCTGAAATATCAATAGTATTCTGTATTAAATTAATAGTTTCTTTTATGAAGTTCAATCCTTCCTGATGGTATGAAATTATTATGCTTAGATCCATAATTATTCTTTATTGTGTTCTTACCTGGTTGTTATTCGCTGCTTCTTTACTATTGTTCTGGTTATGGAAGTAGGCTTAATATTCCCTCTCATTTGTTCAAGTATTTCAAACTGAACAAATTCCAACACTCCCAAAAGTTCTAAGGCTGTAAATCCGGTACATTCACGATTCATAGAATAACCCTTATCGTTTTCAATCACTTCAATTGAATACTTTTTTACTTCTGCTTTCATATCTATTTCTTTAAAACGTTAACTTTGTAATAGTCATATACCTGATCTATAGTGAATTGCTCTTCTTTCTCATATTGCCAATCAACTGTCCAGAATGTATGATCGTTATCAATATTATGAAAGCGTATCTGTTCAAATTCTAACCAACCGATAAAAGCGGAGAAATGCTGTGCTATCTCCTTGGCGGCTATGTCGGTTTCAATATAAACTGGCTGATAAGGGGGATCCATACCCAATGTTACTTTATCATCCAAAATTTGTTTTATCTCTTCTTCCATTGTTGTTATGATTTAATTATTAAACATTACCGATTAAAAATAACAAAGTATCTCTACTGTCCTCTGATGCGGTTTCAGCAGTTTGTAGAAATATAGTTACATCTTCATCTGTATTAATCACATGTATTCCTGACTTATCTGCCGTAAAAGTCTTTTTATGCTTAGTTAAAAGTTCTGATAATTCTTTTGCAAAATCATTTTGAATTATTTTCATTTCCGTACGATTTTATTATTGAATAAATTACACCAAATTAACCAGTATTGCAATCTTAACCACCTTCTTAACTTAACGTGCCATTTGTCCTTTGCCATTTCAGCACGTAGCTTTTCGAGGCGGGGGAATTTGAGCATGAGTTAAATTCTATCATTAGTTAATTCTTCTATTTTGCGCTCAAGTTCGTCTATTCTATTTTCAAGGGTTTCTATTTCTTCGGTTAATTCATAGATAATTCCATTAGCTGAGTCGTTAATATCTACCTGTAATCTTTCAACTGATTTTTCTAGTTTTGTATTTTTCATCTTTCTTCCTTTTAAGTTTCAATCGTTTCGACTATTTATTTTTAAGTTGGCCATTAACTGCAATATCAAACAATTCCTTTAAGGTATAATACTTCCTATCAGGCATTGTATAGTTTTTATACCATTTACCGTTGTTAGGTTCATCGCTACCCCAATATTTTGAATAACCTGCGGAATACAGCCAATCAATAAACCTAAACATAAGTTCATTATCCTTCGTGCCTACCTCCCTGAACTGATTGTGATATTTTCTCATTGCAATATAAACCATTTCTTTAGTAGGTAACATATTATGCACATTAACCATATTTTCTTTAGCTACCTCGTCAAGTATCTCTTCCGCACTCTTACTTTCCGTCTTATCCTGAACCTTAAATTGTGAGTGATTTTCTGTTTTCATTGCCTGTCTTTTTGAAATAAATGTTTAATTAATTTATCGTTTTCATATATGTAGAAATGAAGTCCAAGTCCTCCAAATGGAGAAAAACCATAGTCGGAGACTATTCTTACCTTGCTTTTAACTTTTACTGGCTGCATAAGTCATTGTTTATAATTTCACATACTTTTTTCCCACACTTAATACAAATACCTGAGTTATCATTAGCTCCTATAACATGATTACAATCACTCTCGCTTTCCGTCTTATCGGGTTCCTGATGCTGAATAGCTTTCTCTCTTTGGTCAATTTCAAATAGATAATCCCTACCCCGTTCCGACTCTTCAATCTCAGGAGTATGTCTTAATACCCATTTTATAAATCGCTGATAACTTTGGATTAATTCGTCTTTTTTATTCATGGCTCATTAATTAGATTTTAAATATTCATCAATCACATCAATAGCATTATGGCTATATTCCTCAATACTTCCAATATTATCAGAATACCAGCAATAAAACTTAATTAATTCGCCACGCAATTCATCACTCTCCACACAGTTCTCTTCAATCCACGCCGCAATATCTTTAATCGGCATTGACTCTATTTTGGTTTGTAGTTCGCTTTTCATTTGTTATACAGGTCTTTAAGTTTAATTCTATCCAGGATTTTACCGTCTGAATCTTTCAAAGTCAGCTTAATTTCTCCTTCAGGAAACTTAGCATAAAGAAACCGCTTGGAATCGTGAGTCATGCGGATTGATTCTTTATTGAAAAATATCCAAACGCTTGTATCTTTTTTCATGCTTGCAAGTTATTTACCTCTACCCATTTTTGATGATGCTTTCTATATCCTCCGGTACATTGATGAGCTGTTTTCTTAATAAAGAATCTTCCACAGTGCAAACATTGTGCTTTTGCCGTTTCAAATATTTCCATTCTATATTTTTTCTTACTCATTTATTCAATTAATTACATAAATACTTTTATCGGGTAATTCTTCCTGTTTTGCCTTAATCTTAAATTAAGCACTGAGATTAAAAGTGTCCCTATCGGGTAAGGGCTGAAATAGTACAGTTCATAATTACATTTACCAATTCCTTTGCTTTTGCAGGATTTGGATTTTCTTTTATACATTTTTCGTCGTTGTACATAATTTTGAGTTATTAATTTCAACAAATTTATTTATTTGATTTCATTTAAAACCTGACAAATGTCATGCTTTTACTTATTCTATTAATATTTTTATAGGATTTCCATCACTATCAAAATAATGAAATCCCGCTTTCCATTTAGCAATTTGATTAACAGCCCCGCTAATAGTTTTGTATGTTTTACTATATGGTTGGCTTATCGGGTAACACCAATGCACCCCTCCCCATGAGTTTGTTCCTTCCCATCCCCATACTTTATGTTTCCACCATAAAATACCTTTTTCTTCATATCCTCTTATTTCGATATTGTATCTACCACAATATTCCTTAATTCTGTAATCTGCCATTTTGTTAATTATTTATGATTATTCCAATAAGTAAACAATTCCTGCAAAGTGTAATGTTTGTCTTTTTTCTCATAACAAACCTTTGGACGGGTTTTATCGGTTCCGTTAAAGCAGGTGTTAAATTCATTCTTTGGATGATCCTTCCATTCAATGAACTCGGTAAATTGACTTACAATCTTTTCTGCCAGACATTCATTTCCTTCATCAGGCCCTTTGGAAATCATTTCTAATACCTTTTGTTTCATATCAACTGTTTTACTTTATCCCAATATGCCTGTGAATACTTTAATTTGCCCGACTCTCCCGAACACCACGCCCGGGAAATAATTTCAAAGCTCCGCCCTTTTGTATAAAAAAGAAATACCTTCCGGCTTATCTCATAATCATACATATCGTTTAAAGTCAATTTAAGGCCTGTTACAGCGTTGTAATCCTTTAGTCGGCATTCTCTAATCTGAAAGCATCCATAAGCCCCCTCTTTCTCATTAAAAGCATATCTATTGCCGGAAGACTCGACCTGCACAATTGCTTTAACCAAAACATCATAAATACATATCGGCTCATCCTGAATTATTGTTATCAGACCGTTTGGCGGAGCTGTGAGGACTTGGAAGAAGCTTATTAAATAAATTATAATTATCATACGTTTCATTGCGCTTTTTTAAATGAATAATCTCAATATTAGGACAAAGGTAAGTTAAAATAAATTACTTGCTTCCTGACAGGTTATTTCCCATTCAATCTTTTTAGTAAGTTCGTCGGGTTCTACTTTGTCCTTGTCTATTAATATCCAGAATAATGCAATCCTTCCTTTTTTTAAAGTGTCTAATATTTCCACATCAGGAATAGGTTTTTTAAACTGCTCTTCAATTTTAATCTCATGTTGAAGAATTTTCTCTCTGATCTGCTTTTCGCTTTTCATATCAATTATTTATAAAGTACTCTCTGCCTAATTTCTTTATCTCTCTAATCCGTTTGTCCATGCGTGTCTTATTCTTGACGAAATAGACCAGGCGCAATGAAGGAACACTTATTGAGATCATTTTTGAAGTGTCGGGCTTATGACACTTTTTAACTTTGTCTTTCCCGATTTTGGTTATAAGATCAGCTGAACTATTCGGCTGAATCTCGTTTAAGCTGGTTTGCTTCATGTAAATAATGTTGGTAGTTTCCTTTCAACCGTCACAATAGTATCATTATGACTTCCACCATGTGCAACTAATAATATTTCAATTAACTCAAATCCTCGTTTTTTTCCTATTCCTGAACTATTCCATCCAAAACACATTGCTATTCCATCCGGTTTTACAATGCGGGATATTTCATTTATATGTTTTGTTCTCCAACTGCTCTGAGTTGTTTCTGTTGTTACGGCTATTCCTACATTTTTATAACATTCCGATACCTGTCTGAGTGAATATGGCGGATCATAAAAAACAAAATCAATAGAATTATTTTTAAATATTTTAAGAAATTCAACAGCATCCATTGAATAATCACAACCATATATCGGATTTAGATCGTTTGTAATTCCTGCAAGCCTTGATTTATTAGCGAAAGGATCAATACTTTCACACCTTAAATCAACTCTATAATATTTATGAATTAACTTATTAATACACTTAATTTTAAATGTATTACTGTTTGGCATTTCCCAAACTCTTGAAATAATTGGCTGTTTCATTCTCCTGTAAATATTTCCTCCGGTGAATGTTCATCAATAAACCTCTCAAACTTAATCCGAAAGGTCAAATCCAGAATCACAGTCTTTTCAGGGTTATTCCCGGGCAATTTACTTAACCGTTCAATCTTATCATCAATGTCGTGATAGTTTTCAAGGGTTAATTTTGCCCTATCAATGTCGCTCTGAATCATTGAGTAAGTCAGGTTATAAGTACTTTCAGCCGTATCTGCGGATACTTCTTTTACGAGTTCGCAATAAAGCCATGCACCGATAATAAGTGCCATTGCAAAGAATACGATAATAATAGTTAGTGTCATGGTTAGTTATTATGAGGTGAATAAGATTTATACTCGTATGAACGTGCGGGAATGTGTGAAAAGGGATTAGTCATTTTTTCCGGTTCCTGAATTTTAGGCTTCTCGAGTTGTTCAATTTTCTTTTTGACGTAATCCCGTTTAGTTATTTTGATCTGCTTTTTTGCAGCCTTCAGCCCATAAATGACTCCCTGTAATTTACTTAATTCCGACTTTAGTTTTATTATCTCGTTTCTTAAATGGGTATTTTCAAAGACAAGTGCGTTTGTTCTAAACTCATCTTCAGACTCTTTTTGCATTTCGTCAATTCCACATTCAAATAGCTCAAGAAGTTTATTGATATTCTTTGCATAATATTTGTCCGTGTCAATCATATTATTAACAGTCTTGCAGGCGTGTAATACGGTGCAATGAGATTTAAATCTTTCCTTTCCTGAAAAGTTTAATCCTATTTCCCTTAACGGCATTTTATCAATAAGTTCCCGCATGAAATACATTGATACCTGTCTGGCTGTAATGTATTCGCCTTTTCTACTTGTTGAAACAGTCATCTCGATAGGGACTTTATAAAAGTCCGATACTGTTTTTATTATTATTTCCGGTGTATATTCCATTATTTTATAATTGAATATTTAGAAATTCTTTTGGTCTTTCCGGCTGATGTAATCTCAATTAATTCGGACTTGATATTTACACCTTGTTTTCTCAGGTCGCTGATCCGACTACTCAAAGCCCAGCAACCGAACATGTAAAGTGCTTCGAGCGGGGTTATGCTTTTACCACTTTCGAGGTGCTTCTTTATTTTTACTGTCTGACTGGTTATTATTTCCATAACTTTTTTTTTGTAAAATTCGACAATATCAATTTAACGTGCAATGATAAATGTCATACTTTGATTTTATACTTTGCAATGTCATTCACGTGAATCCAAACCGCCTCCGGTAATCCTGGCATTTCAATTCTTTTATAACGGCTGAAAGCTTCGGGGTCTCCATCCTCAATCATTTTAATAATATCAGGATATTTAAAAACCTTTACTCTTTTATCAAAACTAATAAATTGCGCAATAGTTGGAGTCGGATAAACGCAATTATCAATTACATTATTAACCGCATCATCCAGCCTCTCATCTGTAAAAACACAATCAATTATTCTTTCCGCAAATATCTCATAAAAACCCTCAGGCAAAGAAGGGAAAGCACTTTTAATTCTTTTAATATTTTGTATTACACATGGAGTTGAAAGTGATCCATTGTAAAGACTTACTTCGCCATTAATTAGAATCAGTTCCGAATTTTTCGGCAATAATTCTTGCAATTGCTTCATTGCTTGCACCGCTAGATTTTTTATTGGTTCCATTTGATATATTATTAGTTTCAATTTCTTCTTCCCAACATTTTTGATTAATCCATGTTTGTAAGTTTTTCCATTCAGGAATAAACCCGCCCGAAAGTCTTTTTATTTCACGAGCTGATTTTTGATAATTTAAAGAGTCAGATAAAAGTGGAATAATTTTCTTCCAGTCTTTGTGTTTCTTTTTTAGATTTTCAAATTCTGCATCATGCCCTCTTTTTGTACCCGGATAGCTTATTCTGAAAATTTCAAAAATTTCGCTTTCTTCTTTAACCATATCCATATCCTGTTCTTTATCTTCTTCTTTATCCTTACGTCCTTGTAAGCCCCTTAGATGCCCCTTAAGTTTGTATTTTTCCAAAAGTTCTAAAACAGAATTATGTGCCCTATTTTCAGGATTTAAAACCCCATATTGAAAATCTATAAAGTCAGGAATAAACCACTTATGTCCTTTGTCAAAAACAACAATATGACCATTGAATGCTTCGAGTGTTTTTTTCTCATCAAGTTCATGCCCGATCCTTAAACTTGCAACGTCTAATTCAACGTGCCAAATTCCGGCGTGGTCGCATTCATCAAGAATATACAACCAAAGCAATTTATAAGCCCCTTGTAAGCCCCTTATAAAGTCCTTACGCCATTTATTTGTATCAGTAAATCTTTTAGCCATTTTGCGCTTGTTTTAATATCTTAATAAGATCAGGAATATCCCGGTTAAAATTATAACCACATACATAATTGCCGGTATCATCATAAATTGACATTGCTAAATTATGGGGTGTTTTAGTGAATATTATTTTACTTCCGTTAGTCCAATTATCAGACTTAAAAATCTTTATTTTTTCGAAAGAAACTTCTGGATTGTCTTTTTTAATAGTCTCTATTTCCGTATGGCAGTCTTCGCATAGAGTTACTAAATATGAATTTTCATACTCCCACGGATTGTTACCGTCTATGTATTCTTTATGATGAACATGTAATGTTGTTTCAGTATCTCCGCATAATTTACACGTGAATTTATCACGTTTCATTATTTCAAGACGTTTCTTCTGCCATTGAGGACTTTTTAACTTCTCTGAATAAGTCTTTTTTTTCATAACGCTTTAAATATAAAGGCCAGAACCAGATACAAAAAATCCACTAAGAAAAGCGTTACCGAATCTTTCGTGGATATTGTAGCCGGAACCGGCCTTATTGCTTAATAATAATTTTCTGAACATCGTAACACTTTAAATATTCAATTACAAATATACTCTTTATTTCAATAAATCAATCCAATTCGATTAAAAAAGTTTTGAGGGGTTATTTCTCAATCATTTCAATTAAACTTATTTCAGGTCGTTCTATAAACATATCTAATTGCGCCTTCGGTATTTGATAAACCTTAAAGTTTTGAAAATGGTCGTTATAAAGCATCTTTGGGTTTTTAGTTTATGTAAAAATATTTATTGTGGGATTAGTATTTTATGTCGAAAGTCACTGTTTCAATTCTTTTATCAATCCTGAGTATTTATCAATAATCTCATGTAAATCTGACCGTGACCATTTAACCTGAATATGTCTTTGATCTTCCAATTCTTTAACACTATCAAATCCAAGTTCAATAATAAGCCTTTCCCGAAATTCAATAGTAGCACCATGCAAATGGCAGTTGCACCGGTAACACTGAGGCCTCGAATTATAAGGATGAAACGTAAGGCCAGGATAAGCACCTCTGGACAAATAATGTCCTAATTGGCAATTAGAAGTATTCAACTGTAAAGGACTCCCGCACGTGTAACAGAATAACCTTCCTTCGCTGTGAGCTTTTAGCTTTACATACTCTGAATAAAGGTTTAATGCCTTAGTTTTTAGTTTTGGTATTGATACGGGTTTTTTCATAGGTTTGTTTCGGGATCAGGTATGTTTATGCTAAGATATTCAGAAGCCCAATCCCTTATGGCTTCAACATAACTCATCATTTCAACGGTTGACATATTCCGTTTAAGTCCCGGAACGTCCAATATTTCCCCGGTATGTCTGTTAAGTATTTCACGACTCGAAAACATTGATTTGCAGTACTCATCAACTTCATCCAAAGAAGTAAATTCCCATCCGGCATCATTCAGTCCTGTTAAGACTAAAGGGTAAACTTGACCATATAACCAAGCGAGTTGACTGTTTGATTTGTTCTTTCGTAGCTTTTCAACAGTAAGACGGTAACGGCCTTTAGGTAATCCAGATAGTTCTACATCCAACAAAACTCTATTGATTACCCTGAAGGCTTTCCCGTCCTCTTTAATCCCTATGGCAGATACTTTTTTCAAAACAATGGTTCTTCTCCGTCCGGTACAATATCCGCTCCCGGTAAATCTTTCGGGTCACTCATTGACTTAACCCCGACCTTTCCACGCCATTCGCCCTTGGCTTCAATAGACTGTTCCTCTTCTTTTTTCTCTACAAACTTACCTTCTCCAAGATAGTTTTTTGGCTCATTTTTTTTGGTAGTCTGCTGAATAGAAATTGTGTTGCCATATTTATCCGGCTTGTCTTCGTTGATCCAAATCGTAAGATTCAGATATGTTCCTTTTTCTCCGACATATAAAAGGTCGTCTTTAATCTTTTCAAGATTGATTTTTGCACTAATCATTTTTCCCATAATATTACTGTTTGATGCGTTCTATTAATATTTTAACCTCTTCAATACAAATTAATAACTGTTGTTTCAATTGCTCAATAGATGCTTCATGTTCACTTCTTTCTACTCTCATGAGTATTTGTTTTAGTTTAGGACTTGAATACGGCATATAGTCTATAAAGTCCCATCCGGTACAAAGTAATTGACCGATAATCTGCCAGTAGTAATCCTTTGGAATCTTGCCGGTTTCAAGATACTCGTTATAAATCTGAAATGAAGGACATTTAAATTCGCAGCCGCCATTTAAACCTATTATTTTCCGGTCTGGACTTGCTCCGGTAAATTCGTCATACTCATAGAATCCGGCGGGCTCGCATGAATTAAAAGAAAGTAGTTCATAATTTTCAACTGCAAATGGTTCTTTTTCGTGTCCCCTTTGCATCCATTTATTTGAATAGCTTTCTTCACATTCTCCGGTAACTCTTTCGTAAGCTACTTTGATAATCGCATTCTTGTAAGTCTTTGTATCTTTTTTCATGAAAAGATCAGCAAAGGTTGAAGCTGTAAATTTACCGCCTCGTAATTCCATCCATTCCTCAGAGTTCTGGTCGATGTCGTGATGTATCATAAAATTGCAGCTTTTAAAAGTTCTTCATTCTCTGGGGTTAATTCGTACCGGGTTTTAATTCCATCAATAGTTCCGGCAGGAGTTTTTAAATACTCAATCGCTTTATTCCATGCCTGAATAGTAGGGATAAGTTTTGGCTTACTCATTACCGGCTGGGTAGGTCTTATCCTTAATCCTTCCGTAACCTCGCCAAAAGCCTTAATATCGTCCTTTACATAGATTTGTATCGGAACGTTATTCCAGTCGTTAATAAAGACCGACTTTGCAAACTTCTTAATCAACTTGCAATTAGTTGAATTTAAAATCATCGGTTTCAAATTAGCATCCGTAAAGGTCGCAACATTCCGTTCCTGTGCCTTTCCGTCCGTTCCTTTTACTTCTTTTACAGTAACGTTTTTAATTACTGCCTTCAGATCCTTTCCGTCCTCTAGGTCGCATGAACCAAGATAGTCAGATAAAAACACTTTTCTCCAGTGGGTTTTAGTTTCCATAATTATTTTTTTATAAAGCTACATAAGGATTGATTAATAAAAGATGATAAATGTCAGGTTAAAATGCCGGATCATCATCAGACCAGAAGCATAACATAATAAAGTATATCACATCAACTCCGAGTAATATAACAGGAATTGCAGTAATAGATAATTCTTTTTGTGGCAATGGCGGAAGTAGTGTAATAAGCCAAACAAACAATATTCCAATAATAACAGTTAATAGTTTTTTCATTTTATCAGTTTTAAATTACATCATCACATCCATAAATACATTTGCCATCAATGATTTGGCCTTTACAGGCTTCACAGATTCGGGATTCTTCGGTTACGTCTTCATCTCTATCGTATATTTCTTCGCTAAATTCTTGGTAGAAACTTTCGGGGTTAATGTCGTTTAAATTTTTCATGACTAAATTTATTTATTTGATTTATAGTAATTGCTGATATTTGTCATGGTTTAACCTCAATGGTAGTATTTTTTTGAAGTTCAGCGCAAATAGCAACATACTGCCTGTATTCGTTAATCTGATCGGGAGTATATCCTTCTCTTTCAGCAACCGCCGTACCATTTTCAAGCCACCATTCAATTTCTTTTTTATGACATCCTATATTAATGATGTCTTTTCCCCACCACGTAACAGTATGCTTCGTGCCGGTTATGAAAAGGGTTTTTATAATTATTTCAGAGGCACCGATTTCCGCAGAGGCACCGATTTTCGCAGAGGCACCGATTTTCGCATAGGCACCGATTTCCGCAGAGGCACCGATTTCCGCAGAGGCACCGATTTCCGCAGAGGCACCGATTTTCGCATAGGCACCGATTTCCGCATAGGCACCGATTTTCGCATAGGCACCGATTTCCGCAGAGGCACCGATTTTCGCAGAGGCACCGATTTTCGCAGAGTAACCGATTTTCGCATAGGCACCGATTTCCGCAGAGTAACCGATTTCCGCATAGGCACCGATTTCCGCATAGGCACCGATTTCCGCAGAGGCACCGATTTCCGCAGAGGCACCGATTTTCGCAGAGGCACCGATTTTCGCAGAGTAACCGATTTCCGCATAGGCACCGATTTTCGCATAGGCACCGATTTCCGCAGAGTAACCGATTTTCGCATAGGCACCGATTTCCGCAGAGGCACCGATTTTCGCAGAGGCACCGATTTTCGCAGAGTAACCGATTTCCGCATAGGCACCGATTTTCGCATAGGCACCGATTTCCGCAGAGTTACTGATAGTTATTTTTCTATCAATTAATGCCTGTTTTGTTTCAGGTGCATCAAAATCAAATGAAGTCCATCCTTCATTAGTTACCCATAAATAAATAGTTTTCATTTTTTCAGGTTTTTAGTTATTTTAATTCAGTTTATTTGCCCATGATAATTTCTTTTCCTGTTCAACTCGAGTTATCCTCATCGAAGCATGATGACACCAGTTGAGTAATTCCCATTTCTGATTGTCGGGAAGTATATCGTAATATTTCCGCTCGATCTGTTTTACCTCCGAGAGGGTTTTGCAGTTTCCTAATTCTGTTATGACTGTCATGATATTGTATTATTTACTGCAAATGATTTAACATCAATACCTGCTGTTAAACACTCTGCGGCGAGTTCTGAAAGAGTCCGGTCAATACTTAGACCTTCGAGTTTGCCTTGTAATTCTTTGAGCTTAGCCCTGTCTGAGCGGGTTAATTCAATTACCATTTTTGAAGTTTCTTTTTTCTTTGTCATATCTGTTAGTTTTAATTTTCATGTAAATATACTACTAATACTTTTAATATTCCTAATTATTTAGCAATTATTTAAAATGTTCTTTAACATGTTTTTGAAATGGTGTTCTGACTGTATGAAATAAAAAAACGAGCGAGTGAAACCCTTACACCCGCCCGCCAAAACTAACTAACCCTGAAAACTATTTTAATACGAAGAGTAGTACTGTTATAAGTTCGGTTCCTAAAAGTGTCCTATTCCAAAACGTCTTATTCTTAACCTGCTTATTTAAGATTTCGATATTTTTAGTATAATTCACGCCCTGAAGATCACATTTAGCAATATCAGATTTGTAGTTACTGATCTGTTTATTCAGATTTGAAACAGAAGACTCAAAACCATTATTCAGACTAAGGCATGTATTAAGCGATTTGCCGAGCCCTATGTATTCCTCTGTAAGATTACCCAATTCGATTGTATTACGGTAAAACAGCCCTATCTGCTGCGCTGCAAATGGATATTTCAAAGGTTCATTATTAACATTCGGAAATATGTTATTCAAATTGACGTAAACAATATCAGGCGGGATCTTTTTCAAGTCGTCCAGTTCCGCCTGATGGGATTTCTTCATCTCGACAAGTTGAGCCTGGTATTTAGCGAGTACTTTTTTTAAAGAGTCGTTTTTAACCGATATGACTGAATTATCAAATGTTAGTTTTTTATTAATAAACTCTAAATTTAACCGGTCGTTATTAAGCGCAAAATTACCCATTTCCAAAGTAGTGATCTTTGCAGTGAGTCTTTTTATCTGACCTTGTTTAAAAGAGTAGAACAGAATTACAAATAGCACTCCGGCAATTATCAGAGTGACTTTCCAGTTACTTTTCAGAAATTGTAGTATTTTCATCAGTTTTATTAGTTAATTGTTGTGAAATTACTTCATCTTTTTTAGCACTTGACGAACTACTTCCGTAAAAATACCCGACGACCGTTGCAAAACTGCCAATCAAAGCACCTACGACGAGGTTTAAGAGGTCTTTATTCGGGTCCGGCACTTCTTTTGCTGCCAACATGTAAAGTAGAATAAAGAAGCCAATAACGATTAAGCCTCCAAGAATGTACTGAAAATAATCTTTTGCGTTTTTCATATTAACATTTATAAGGATCCATTTGCTTTACTGTCAAAAATACCTCTTGTTTGTTTGCAATCGCATCTGTGACTAACTTGGAAATATGTGATTCCCAGTATGGAGAATTTACTAATTTACCTTTTAGTTTGTTTTCTCCAACAAGTACACATCCGGCCGTCCATCCCTCATCCGTCCCTGCGTGTATGAATATCTCTGTAAATCCTGGGACTTTCAAAAGAAGTGGTGTCATTCTATTGTGTCTTTGAAACATTTGCATAACTACCTGATAACGTCCGCATGGAATAGCAGTCTTTCCCATAATCTTACCCTCGCCGGGGTCCGTAAAGTCTCCATCGTGATTTAAGTCTTTTAGGACCCTAACTTTATCCTCAAGAGTATCACAGAGCAAAACATTATCAGCATAAAACCTACCGATTGTATATTTCTCTCCAAAGTATTTCCGAAAGACAATTAACTCCATATCCTAATTATTGACTGCTTCCTGAATTAGTACCACTCCCTCCGCTACGTTTCGACATTGATATTCTCCTGAGTGCTTCACTTTGAAACTTATTCCGATTATCAATCGCTTCACGGTATCTTGTGTCGTCTTTTGCCGAGTTTGAAATAATCTGAACAATTGAAATGTATTTATCGGTATTTTCTATCAGGTCATTAACAACTTCATAAGGCATGTAATCCTGATTGATCTTTGTTAGCTGTTTATTGTCTGCTTTTTGATTAGTCCCTATTGTAGTGATAGAAATAATTAACGCCACTAAAATACCGAGAAAAAGACCCATAGACCAGCGATTTTGAGCCCTCATGCCCTCAACCGCCTTTGTTAACTTATCTTCCATATCGCAATCTTTGTGTATCATTTCAGGTTAATATATTGTTGAGTTTAGTATCATCTCCCTTAATAATATATTAAAGTTTCTGCTCCTGTCTCAATATCCTTTTCTTTTCGGTAATAATTTGCATCATAAATAGGGAAACATTGCAAAAAACCTCTTACCTGATATAAATTTGGATCTACTAAACAATTCTCTGGAAGTGCATATTCTTCTACTTCGGTAAGAGGTATCTTCACTCCCATTAGATACTTATTACGATATACGGTAATAGGTTCAAGACTTGAAAACCCCTTGTCGTATATTCCCCGAATGTTATCAGACTGTTCTTTTGTAAAAATTATAAATTTCATATCTTTAGATTTATTCAATTAAAATGTTGCGAAATACGCATTCATTATTGTTTGAAAAGTTAAAAATTGTGCTTGTGTCATACCTTTACCCATCCAATACAATTCATTTACTTCAGTTTTATCAACACCTAAATAGTAACCACCATTTACGTCACATTGAAAAATAAATAAAGGTACTGTGCATAATCCTTGTTCACCACCAACAACATTCCAAGTATTAGTGTTTTGATGAAATGTTAATTGATTTGCTTGAAATCTTGTTACACAATTATATCCAACAGCAATACCGTGTGTGTGAGCAGTACTATTACCATTTATACATCCTCCTGTATAACCCAAAGTTGTACCATTAACACCTGCGAGATTACAACCACCGTGATAACCTTCCGATGAACCTATTGTACCACTTGCTTTAATTCCAAAACAAGCATTATTTGATACCAACAAATTACCTGAAGTACTTGGAGTATAATTTGTATTTAGACATTCTGCTGCACTGTGTGATGCTGTAACGTGATTGTAACCAACATCTTGAGTATATGTAACTTTTGCTGTTGATGTAGCAGTATTAGCATTCTTTATCCAGTTCATTTTAGTTGATAACGGTCCGTGTCCTCGTGTTGTTACAAATACATCGAATTGTGTATTAAATAGACTGTTTGCTTTTAAACTTACAATACAATTATTAATAGCTGTTTGTCTTGCTGCTGTTGGTGTTTCTCCTGCTGCTGTCATTCGGGCAATAAGAGCAGAAGCGTAAGGATCAAAAGCGACTCCGAATTGATAGGGATTAATAAACATCATCTTTTTATGAATTTTATGGAAGTTATCAAGTTGATTAATCTTTTTCTCCATTATAAAACTGCTTTTAGAAACCCAGCGTCAATATCAGGGATTTGATTCGTTGCTAATAAGGTTTTTTTTTCCTGTGCCATCTGGTTATTTTCCCATACAGTTGAAGAATACGCCACGACTGTATCGAGATTTTTCTGCTCGTCCTTGTTAAGTTTTAAACTATTTTGAAGTTTTATTAAGCTCGAAATAGCTAATAACATGGACTTTACCTGAACTTCTCCGGGGAATACGTTTTGATTAGCGATACTTTCGGCATTATCAATTGAAGTAGAAATAGCTTCATTTAACCTTTGCTCAGTTGTATAAGTGATTCGATATTCTTTGATATTTGGATGGTCGGGATGCGAAGGCATGGTATCGAAATTAAGAGATGCCAAATCTGGTAACTGGGTGATCAGAATATAAATTCTTGGATCATACTCCGGTTCGGGATACGGCGTATTTTTTGCCAGGTAGATCAAATCAGGATCAAGCCCAACTACCGGAAGATCGTCCATTCTTGGATAATCACAATTAGGATTCAGAATTGTCTTTGTTGACTTGCGAACTAATACACATGGTATCATAATATTTATTTATTAAGTTTATAATCTCGTTCCAATTAAATATACTTTCAAACCTTTGCCCGGAGTAGAACTTCCTACCTGTGTAATATCAATAGTTATTACTGAATCAATAGTTAGATTGACATTTGAGACAACTACCTGGGAAGTGGCAGTAACAGAAGTCAAGGTCGAGGCAT